TGCCGGGCGTGGTGATACCGCCACCGGGCGTGAGCGAGCCGGTAATCAAAAACACCCCGTTTTTTCCTGACGTGGATCCGAAGCGCGTGCGGGAAGAAATGCGACTGGAGCAGACCGTTTCCCCCGTGCGCCTGCGCCGGGCAATTAAGACCGCCATTGCGGAGACTAACGCGGAGCTGAGCGACTGGCGCGAAAGTCAGCTCAATGCCGGTTACGCCACGCTGGCGGGTGTCCCGACCGACGAGCTCGACGGCGAAAGCGTGCGCGTTTTCCACTACTTCAACGCCGTGTGCTCGATGACGACGGCCACGCTGTATGAGCGTTTTCGCGGCGTGGATGCGACCGCCAAAGGGGACAAAAAGGCCGACAGCATCGACAGCACAATCGATGAAATGTGGCGGGATATGCGCTGGTCTGTGGCGCGCATCCAGGACAAAGCGCGCTGCATTGTGGGGCAAATCTGATGAAAGCGTATGCGCTGCAGGGCGACACCCTCGACGCGATTTGCGCCCGGTATTACGGGCGCACCGAGGGCGTGGTCGAAACCGTCTTAGAGGCAAATCCCGGCCTGTCTGAGCTCGGCGTGATCCTGCCGCACGGCACGGCAGTTGAGCTGCCCGAGACCGACAGCGCGGCCAGAACCGAAACGGTGAATCTATGGGACTGAGTATGGAAAAAATCACCACGTTTATCGCCTACTGGCTGGCCGTGGGGCTGGCGTATGTCGGGGCAATGTCGCCCGAAAAGATGGCGCTATACGTGGGCGGCGGATGCGCCATTTTTACCGCGCTGACGAACTACTGGTTTAAGCGCAAGACGTACCTCTATCTGACATCGCTCGGACTTGATAAAGGGGCTATTCGTGAAATCAATCGTTAAAAAGTGCAGTGTGGCCGCCGTGCTGGCGCTGGCAGCGCTGATGCCTGACTTTCGTCTGCTTAACACCTCGCCCGGGGGGCTGGCGCTGATTGCCGACCTCGAAGGTTGTCGCCTGATGCCTTACCAGTGCAGCGCGGGAGTGTGGACGTCAGGCATCGGCCACACTGCAGGCGTCGTGCCAAAAGGGGAAATCACCGAGCGACAGGCGGCGGCGAACCTCGTCGCGGATGTGCTGAACGTCGAGAAACGCCTGGGCGTATGCGCGCCTGTGAAAATGCCGCAGCACGTTTACGACGCGCTGGTCAGTTTCTCATTCAACGTGGGAACCGGCGCGGCCTGCCGGTCGACGCTGGTCTCATTTATCAAACGTCAGCAATGGCCGCAGGCGTGCGACCAGCTCACCCGCTGGGTTTACGTGAATGGTGAAATTAACAAAGGGCTGGAAAATCGCCGCGCGCGCGAGCGTGCCTACTGCTTCAGGGGGACTCAATGAAACTGATGTTGTTTTTACTGGCCGTGCTGATGGCGGTTGTGCTCTGGCAGCGTCATGAAAACGGCAACCTGATGCGCTCGTTTGAACGGGCGAACAGGGTCGCCACGGAACAAAAAACCGCAATCGGAATGCTGAAAAATCAGCTTTCCGTTTCGCAGGGAATTGCCAGGCGAAATGAAGCCGCGCAGATCAGTCTACGCGGCGAACTGCTGGCCGCCGGTGCAATGGCCGTGCGGCGTGAACAAACCATTACGAGGCTGATAAATGAGAATGAAACCTTACGCCGCTGGTATAGCGCTGAGCTGCCTGATGTTGTGCGTCGGCTGCACACCCGCGCCGCCTGCGCCTCCGCCGGTCATTGTTTACAGCGCCTGCCCGAAGGTGAGCTATTGCCCGATGCCGGGAAGCGACCCGGCCACTAATGGCGACCTGAGCGCCGACATTCGCAGGCTTGAGCACGCGCTCGCCGCCTGCGCGCTGCAGGTTGAAACCGTCAAAGACTGTCAGGATAAACTCGATGAAGAAAGCACGCAGCCTGCGCGAAGCGCTGATTAAAGCCGTTCCGCAGCTTGAAACAAACCCAGAAATGATGCGCATCTTTGCCGATGAGGGGAATATCGATGCGCGGCTCGCGGCCTCGCTGTCGCACGAGAAAATTTATACCCTGAATGTGATCGTGTGTGACTTTGTGGGCGACCCTGACTTGATTTTCGTGCCGGTGGCCGCATGGCTCAGGGAAAACCAGCCGGATATCTGCACGCTCGATGACGGGCGCAAAAAGGGCTACCGTTTCCAGATGGATTTGAACGACGGGGACAGCGTCGATATCAGTATCAGCCTGCAGCTCACCGAGCGTACCATCATCAAAGAGAAAAACGGCGCGCTACACGTAAGCTATGCCCCTGAGCCTCCGCTGCCGGAGCCCGTCACCCGGCCTAAAGAGCTTTATATCAACGGCGAACTGGTGAGCAAATGGGATGAGTGAATTTAAGCCCTTTGACGACCGGCTCAATGGTCTGATTGCTGCTCTGTCACCGGCTGCACGCCGTAAGCTGGCCGGAGAGATAGCCAAGGAGCTGCGCAAGTCGCAACAGCAACGCATCAAGCTGCAGAAAGCCCCGGACGGCTCGCCGTATCAGGCGCGAAAGCGTCAGCCGCTCAGGGCTAAGACCGGGCGGATTAAGCGGGCGATGTTCCAGAAGCTACGCACAAGCCGGTACATGAAAGCCACTGGCCGCGAAAACAGCGCGGTGGTTGAATTTACCGGTAAAGTGCAGCGTATCGCGCGTGTCCATCAGTATGGCTTAAAAGACCGGCCAAGTCCGCGAAGCCGTGAGGTGCAGTACCCAGAGCGTATGTTGTTTGGAGCTGATTCAGAAAGTAAGTTGTTGATTGAAAAACTAGTTATTAAACATCTACATTGACTATCAAAGTTGTTAGCCTCACAGGGATATTTCAGGTTTGGCAACCTTTTGACCTTAGTCATAAAAAGTGGTAAATGTTATTGGTGTTAGCTACCCTCCTATTGATGTTTTAACTTTTACTTACAAGGATTGAGTTATGTCTAATGATGATAAAACATTAAATTTATTTCCTATAGATTATCCTTTTGAGACTCTCTGTACCAGAATGAAGTCCAACCCCATTAAATTAAAACTTAATCCTGACTTTCAAAGAAAATATAAATGGGATCAGGATGGGTGGCAGAGATCTTCGAAATTCATTGAATCTTGTTTAATGCGTATCCCTCTTCCATCTTGCTATTTTGCTGAAGACGATAGCGGCAATCATATTGTGATTGATGGTGTTCAGAGATTGACCACCATACAGAAGTTTTTTGATGATGAGTTCGCTTTGGAGGGAATGACTACATTTAAAGAGCTTGAAGGGAAGAAATTTTCTGAGCTTGGAAATTTATGTTCAGAATTAGAGTCAACAACCATAAGGTGTATAGTTCTAAGGAAAGAAAATCCCAAAAAGTTAATTAGAGAGATATTTTCTAGGCTCAATCAAGGTGCAGTGAAACTTTCTGATCAGGAAATAAGGCATGCATTATATCCTGGAGGATTTGATGATTTGTTGGAAGAGTTAGGTAATATTGATGCTATTAAAAACTTTGGGCTAGCGGAATCATCAGATGTAAAAAGGGATAGTCGCGAGCCAGACGAACAGGTCTTGCGTTTCTTTGCCTTCTATGAAGATAATTTCTTTGAACATTTTGATAGCAGTTTGAAAGAATTTCTAGATGATCAGATGGAGAAATTTTCAAACTTACAAGATGATGAACTGAATGTTATGAGGGACAGATTCAAAACTTCATTATCCAAGTGTGAAAAAATATTTGGTGAAGATGTATTTACAAACCCTACAGTTAGAAGAAAACGTAAAGGATTAGTTCATTATGACATTTTAATGCCTACAATTGGCAAGTTAAGCGATGATGTTGTAAATGAAAAATCTGAACAAATACGGAAAGCTTGGTTTGCTCTTTGTTCAAGTGCCGAGTTCAAAAAAACCTTATCAGGAGGTCTACAGAATAAGAGTTCCGTGATGAAACGTAGAGCCGGTTGGGTAGCACTTCTTAAGGAAGTTACTGATGGAAAATACTGAATATTATATTGGGTATCGTTCATTGTTTCTTTCCTTAAAGGAAATTATTAAAGAGACGGAAGAACAGGCTATTCTTGAAGAAAATGAATTCTTCAACAAGAATATTAATTTCTTTGTCAAGTCATATCTCATTACTCTCTGTACTTATTTGGAGTCGTATTTGACCGAGGTCGCCACATGGCATTGTGATTCAATTAATAACAGGCTTAAAGCAGCCTGTTTACCTCATAATTTCTTGCTGTGGCGAGTCAAAAAGGAATTTAAGGATAAAGAGTTAAAGTATGTTGATGCTGATTTGAAAGTTGATAAGAATGATATTTCTGACAACTTATCTGGAAATCCTTACAAGACGATTAAGGCATTTTCTTATTTGGGGGTTAATCTTTTAGGTTCGGCAGGATTTATTGCTAATAAGGATGTTGTGAATGCAGTGGTTGTGAAAAGAAACAATATTATTCATCATAACGATAATGCTAATGATATCAGTCTTTCAGACTTGTGTGGATATGTTGATCTTTTTGTATCCTATATGGGTGCCATAGATGATGTAATTTGTGGTAAGTGATAATTGGATGTGGGGCTTTTGCTTTTTTTAGCCCCATAGCTTGTCTTCTGGGTTTTTGGGAATTGTTTTGTTTTATGGTTTTCTTTTTTTATTAAATGCATTTCAAGTCTGATTTTTTATTATCTTACCAGTTTTCTAAGTCTAACTCACTAGACTGACAAAGTGAGAATGTTGATATTTCAAGTCTGATAATTGTAGTTTCATGTCCCACAAAACCTCGCCAGATTGCCGCTGGCCGCGCCTGGCGGCATCATTTCCCCATGAATAATCTAAATTCTCTGCAGGAAATCGCACGCGCGATCCGCAACCTTATCCGCACCGGCATCGTGACCGACGTCGACCACGACGAGGGGCTTTGTCGTGTCCAGACCGGCGGCATGGAAACCACCTGGCTGAACTGGCTTACCTGTCGCGCAGGTCGCTCGCGCGTATGGTGGGCTCCGTCCGCTGGCGAGCAGGTGCTTTTGCTGGCTGTCGGCGGCGAGCTCGATACGGCATTTGTGCTGCCCGGCATCTTCTCGGATGACCATCCCGCGCCGTCTGCCTCCCCTGATGCGCTTCATGTGTCCTTTCCTGACGGGGCGGTTATCGAGTACGAGCCCGAAAACGGCGCGCTCACCGTGTCAGGCATCAAAACCGCAGACGTCACCGCGTCTGAGTCCATTACGGCCACCGTACCGGTGGTGCTGGTGAAAGCCTCTACCCGCATCACGCTCGATACGCCGGAGGTGGTGTGCACCAACAAGCTGACAACCGGCACGCTCGAAGTGAAGAGCGGCGGGAAGATGAGCGGGAACATCGAGCACACCGGCGGGACACTGAAATCAAACGGCGTGCAGGTGGATAACCACGCGCACGGCAACGTACAGAGCGGCGGAAGCTGGACTAAGGGGACGCAATGACGGTGCGTTATCTGGGAATGAACAGCCAGACCGGCCTCAGTATCTCTGAGGTTGAGCATATCCGGCAAAGCGTGCGCGACATTCTAGTCACGCCGGTTGGGTCGCGCGTCATGCGCCGTGAATACGGCTCGCTCCTGTCGCAGATGATTGACCAGCCGCAGACCCCGGCGTTGCGCCTGCAGATTATGGCCGCGTGCTATTCCGCGATCCAGAAGTGGGAGCCACGCGTCAGCCTCACGACCATCACCTTTGAACGGTCGGAGACCGAGGGCGGGCTGTATGTCGACATCACCGGCACCCGCTCCACCGGCGGCCAGCCTTTTTCACTCACCATTCCACTGAGTTAAACGCTATGGCAATTGTTGACCTTAACCAGCTCGCCGCGCCTGACGTCGTGGAAGAACTGGACTATGAAACCATCCTGAGCGAACGAAAGGCGACGCTCGTCTCGCTGTACCCGGAAGACCAGCAGGACGCCATCGCGCGCACGCTGTCGCTTGAGTCCGAGCCGCTGGTGAAGCTGCTGCAGGAAAACGCCTACCGGGAAGTTATCTGGCGACAGCGCGTCAACGAGGCCGCGCGTGCAGTCATGCTGGCCTACGCCACCGGCGCAGACCTCGACCAGATAGGCGGAAATTACAACGTCCAGCGCCTTGTCATCACCCCTGCAGACGACACAACGTTACCGCCGACGCCTGCCGTGATGGAGTCGGACACCGACTACCGTCTGCGGATTCAGCAGGCATTCGAGGGGCTGAGTACCGCAGGCTCTACCGGCTCCTATCAGTTTCACGGTCGCAGCGCTGACGGGCGGGTCGCCGATATTTCGGTCATCAGTCCCGCGCCTGCGTGTGTCACGGTCACGGTGCTGTCACGCGAAAATAACGGCGTGGCTTCTGACGAGCTGCTCGCCATCGTGCGCACCGCGCTGAACGATGAGGACGTCAGGCCGGTCGCTGACCGCGTGACCGTGCAGTCGGCGAACATTGTCGACTATAAAATCACCGCATCGCTTTACCTTTACCCTGGCCCCGAAAGCGAGCCGGTGCTCAGTGCGGCGAAAGCAAAGCTGCAGGCGTATATCACCGCGCAGCACCGGCTCGGGCGCGACATTCGCAAATCGGCCATTTATGCCGCGCTCCACGTCGAAGGTGTGCAGCGTGTCGAGCTGGCCGAACCGGTGGCTGACATTGTGCTCGATTACACGCAGGCGTCATGGTGCAGCGATTACAGCGTGACGATCGGGGGAAACGATGAGTAATACCCGCCTGCTGCCGGTGGGCTCGTCACCGCTTGAGGTGGCGGCGGCGCGCGCCTGCGCTGAGATTGAAAATACCCCCATACCGCTGCGTCGCCTCTGGAGTCCTGACGACTGCCCGGCAAACCTGCTGCCGTGGCTGGCGTGGGCGTTTTCGGTTGACCGCTGGGATGAGAACTGGCCGGAGGCCACAAAGCGGGATGTGATCCGCGCGGCGTGGTTTATCCATGCGCACAAAGGAACGATTGGGGCGGTGCGCCGCGTGGTCGAGCCGCTCGGCTATCTGATTAACGTGTCAGAGTGGTGGGAAACCAACGACCCGCCCGGCACGTTTCGCCTCGATATCGGTGTGTTAGAGACCGGCATCACTGAGGAAATGTATTACGAGATGGAGCGGCTCATTGCGGATGCAAAGCCAGCCAGCCGACACCTTATCGGCCTCAACATTATTCAGGATGTGCCGGGCTATCTCTACACCGGCGCGCTGACGTATGACGGCGACATCATCACGGTTTACCCGGATAAGTGAGAACACAATGACAGTAAAATATAAAACGGTCATCACCAAAGCCGGTGCGATTAAGCTTGCTGCAGCGACCGTCCCGAACGGGAAGAAAGTGAACTTTACGGCGATGGCCATCGGCGACGGCGGCGGCACATTGCCGGTGCCCGATGCCAGCCAGACAAAGCTCATTAATGAAGTCTGGCGCCATGCGCTGAACAAAATCAGCCAGGACAACAAGCATCAAAACTATGTGATCGCGGAGCTGCTCATCCCGCCAGAAACCGGCGGTTTCTGGATGCGCGAAATGGGTCTCTATGACGACACCGGCACGCTGATTGCCGTCGGCAACATGGCGGAAAGCTACAAGCCGGAGCTGGCGGAGGGATCAGGCCGCGCGCAGACCGTGCGCATGGTCATCATGGTAAGCGACATCGAGTCAGTCGAGCTGACGATTGACACCTCAACAGTGATGGCAACGCAGGACTATGTCGACGATAAGCTCGCAGAGCATGAGCAGTCCCGCCGTCATCCTGACGCCACGCTCACCGAAAAGGGTTTCACGCAGCTCAGCAGTGCGACCAACAGCTCGTCTGAGACGCTCGCCGCGACGCCGAAAGCGGTTAAGACGGCGTGTGACCTTGCTAACGGGAAATATACGGCTCAGGACGCGACCACGGCGCAAAAGGGTATCGTCCAGCTCAGTAGCGCGACCGACAGCGCGTCTGAGACGCTCGCAGCGACGCCGAAAGCGGTAAAGACGGCGTATGACCTTGCTAACGGTAAATATACGGCTCAGGACGCGACCACGGCGCAAAAGGGGATCGTCCAGCTCAGTAGCGCCACCGACAGCACGTCTGAGACGCTCGCCGCGACGCCGAAAGCGGTAAAGACGGCGTATGACCTCGCCAATGGCAAATATACGGCTCAGGACGCGACCACGGCGCAAAAGGGTATTGTCCAGCTCAGTAGCGCCACCGACAGCGCGTCTGAGAGCGTCGCAGCGACGCCGAAAGCAGTCAAAGCTGCGAATGACAATGCCAATAACCGCGTACCAGCAAGTGGCGGACGTGTTGCGTACCTGGAAAATGCAACGTATTACAAGACTAACCCGACCGGATGGTACGGCGGTGGTGCTTTTGCTGACCAGTACCGGAATAATGCAGCACCGTTTCTTGTCCCCTATGGCTTTGCATCAGTAAAAGATACTTCTCAGTACCTGCCGATTGTTAAGGGAATATCGCATACAGAAGGATATGGATATGCCGCATCGGTAAGCTTTGGCATCCTGCGATCAGGAAAAGCCGATTTCGGTTCTGCCGTTATCCATATCATCGGGGATAATGGTACGGCGGTCGCATTTTCGTTTGCTGCTGATGGCGGTTTTTATGCTCCTGGGCAAATCACCAACAAAACAAATATTGTGGCGGGTCAGGGGCTTTATGAATCAGGTGGTGCGGTAAGAGTTTACTCACCAAATAACCCGCCACCGCAGCAGGATTTAAGCCCTTATGTAATAAGGGACGGAATTACATATGCCGGTCTGGCGTCGAATAATGCCGAATATCCATATATGCGACAGGCTACAACCGGTGCAGTTGTCTATCTTGCTCAGAGAGACTGGGTTAACTCCTATTTTGGGATGGTTAACGGGGTCAGGCGCGGCGGGCAGCAACTTCAGAACCCGACAGACGCATTTTTCGGCAACTGGGAATCACCAGCCGGGTGCGTTGTTACCGGAATAACGATGGAAGGCCGAAGCGACGGGCGAAAACTGGGCGTCTATTATCGCCAGATGCAATATTTCAATAAACAGGCTAATAGCTGGATTAACGTCGGGGATTAATCATGGATACTTTCATCAATCCTGTAATTTATAAATATGAACATGTCGAAATTAACGGCGTCATGCGCACGGGGCTTTATTTTCAGGATATCCACGGGCGCGACTGGTACGAAACCCTGCGCGACTGGAAAGGCGCAATTGCCACCGATGCCGCCGGGATTGTGATTGCCTGCGAGACCGATGTGACACTTATGGGAATGATGGAGGGGCGAAGCGTTTATGAGGTCGACCCCGACAGCATCCCCGAAAATGTCATAGGAAACTATACGTTTCAGAATGGGGTATTTACCGATATTCGTCCTGATGCGGCCGAACTTGCTGAGCAAAAGAGGAAGGAGCTTCTCGAAGAGGCCAAAATTGCGATGGCACCCTTACAGGATGCGTCAGATTTAGGCATTGAAACTGACGAAGAGAGGACGCTGTTAGATGAGTGGAAAAAATACAGAGTCAGCCTGAACCGGATTACTGTCAGTGATGCCGCAAAAATTGTCTGGCCTGCACCACCTGCAACCCGATAACAAAAAACCCGCGTTAAGCGGGTTTAATCGTAGGGGCATTCTTCATAGTCTTTTTCGGTTTCATCACCGGTAAAGAATTTGAGCCAGCAAAAACCAAAAATCCCCCATGCTGCCAGACCGCCTGTTATCCAGAGTAAAATCGTCATCGTTGTCACCTCGTTAATGGCGCAACGATAGCGATAATATCCACTCATTGATAATGGTTATCGGCGATCAATTACTTATGATTGATCGCTCAAAACGATCAATCACCTTTCCCGCCCACCTCAACCATTCACTGCTCGTTGTGCTGTCCCCATTCCAACGGCGTTACGTTTCTCGCTCCCCGCACACAACAGAAAATAGTCGCACCCCTTAACCACGGAGTTAAACAGATGGGCGACTATCATCACGGCGTCGAGGTCATCGAGATTAACGATGGCACGCGCACCATTTCCACCGTCTCGACGGCCATCATCGGCATGGTCTGCACGGCCAGCGATGCTGACGCAAAGACATTCCCCTTAAACGAGCCGGTACTGATTACCAGCGTGCAAACGGCGATCGGCAAAGCCGGTAAACAGGGCACGCTGTCAAAATCCCTACAGGCCATCGCCGACCAGTGCAAGCCGGTCATTGTGGTGGTGCGCGTTCCCGAAGGCACCGAAGACCCGGAAGACCCGGAAGCGGCGCAGAAAGAAACCATTTCCAACATCATCGGCACGACCGACGAAAACGGCAAATACACCGGGCTGAAAGCGCTGTTAACGGCGAAAACCGTCACCGGCGTTAAGCCGCGCATTCTCGGCGTGCCGGGGCTGGATACGCAGGAAGTGGCGACCGCGCTTGCGTCGACCTGCCAGAGCCTGCGCGCGTTCGGCTATGTGAGCGCGTGGGGCTGCAAGACCATTTCCGACGCCATCAAATACCGTGAGAACTTCAGCCAGCGCGAGCTCATGGTCATTCACCCTGATTTTCTGGCATGGGACACCACGGCGAACGAAACCGATATTGCATGGGCGACCGCCCGCGCGCTCGGCCTGCGCGCCAAAATCGACCAGGAAACCGGCTGGCACAAAACGCTGTCCAACGTTGGCGTGAATGGCGTCACCGGCGTCAGTGCCTCGGTATCATGGGATTTGCAGGAGCAGGCCACCGACGCCAACCTGCTGAATCAGGCCGGGGTGACAACGCTCATCCGCAACGACGGCTTTAAGTTTTGGGGCAACCGCACCTGCTCGGACGATCCTTTATTCGTGTTTGAAAACTACACCCGCACGGCGCAGGTGCTGGCCGACACGATGGCGGAAGCGCACGCGTGGGCGATGGATAAGCCCGTTTCCGCAACGCTCATCCGCGACATCGTCGCCGGTATCAATGCCAAATTCCGCGAGCTGAAAAACAACGGCTATATCGTTGACGGCTCATGCTGGTACGACCCGGAGTCAAACACCGTGGAAACCCTGAAAGCCGGGAAGCTGTATATCGATTACGACTACACCCCCGTCCCGCCGCTGGAAAACCTGACCCTGCGTCAGCGCATCACCGATACCTATCTGGCAGACCTGTCAGACTCGGTCAACAGCTAAGGAGCTCAGAGCATGGCGTTACCACGCAAACTGAAATACCTGAACATGTTTAACGACGGTCTCAGCTACATGG